TGCCGGTGAAAGCCGAAGATCACCCGGAAATCATGATGATCGCTGACCCGAATGGCCGGTTCCCCGGCGGTATCGAGATCGGTGGTCTGGTGTTGTGCAAAGCCCCGTCTGAGATGGTGCAATCTCGTAATGAGTGGTTCCAAAACCAAGCCCAGTCCCAAACGGAAGCCGTGGACAACAACTTCATGAGGGCCAACGACGCTCGGATGCCGCTTTTTGCGGATAAAAGGTCCGGTGTGTCGTTTGGCAAAGGAACCAAATAACCCAATTTTTAGGAGTATAAACAATGGCTTACCCGACTGTTGACAAGCCCTACGGCTTGAAACCGATCAATCTGATCGGTGGGCAGGTGTACGCCGGTTCGACCCGACTGATGGCAGTTGCCAGCGGCGAAGGCACGTCGATTTTCTACGGCGATGCTGTGAAGCTGTCTGGTGGTTACATCACTCGTGACCCGGCTGACTCTGCAATGACCCCCGTTGGTGTGTTCATGGGTTGCACCTACACCGACCCGAACAGCAACCAAAAGGTGTTCAAACAGTATTTCCCCGCTGGCACGGTTGCCTCGGACATCCAAGCGTACGTGGTGGATGACCCTGATGCGCTGTTCAAAGTCGCTGTGGTTTCGAGCGGCACCACGATGAGTGGTGTGACTCAAGTCGCAGTTGGCCTGAACGCTGCTCTGGTGGATAACACCGGTTCGACCATCACTGGTGATTCGGCGGTTGCGATCTCGGCCACCACGGCGACGACCAACACCCTGCCGGTTCGCGTAGTTGATGTTGTGCCGGATACCCGTAATGCTGCTGGTTCGTATACCGAAGTGATCGTCAAGTGGAACTTCGGCATGCACCAGTACGAAAACGCCACCGGCGCTTAAGGAGACTGAACCATGGCTATTTCTCGTTCCCAACTACTGAAAGAACTTCTCCCCGGCCTGAACGCATTGTTCGGTATGGAGTACTCGCGCTACGGCGAAGAGCACAAGGAGATTTTCGAGACCGAAACTTCCGAGCGTTCGTTCGAGGAAGAAACGAAGCTGTCTGGCTTCAGCGCCGCCCCCGTGAAAAACGAGGGCAACGCGATTGCGTATGACAATGCGCAAGAAGCATGGACTGCCCGTTACAACCACGAAACCATCGCACTGGGCTTCTCGATCACCGAAGAGGCGGTTGAAGATAACCTGTACGATTCGCTGTCCAGCCGTTACACCAAGGCTCTGGCTCGCGCCATGGCTTACACCAAACAGGTGAAAGGTGCCTCGGTACTGAACAACGCGTTCGCGGCGAGCGGCTACAACGGCGGTGACGGCAAGCCCCTTTGCTCCACCACCCACCCGCTGGTCTCTGGCGGCACCAACAGCAACACCTTCTCGACCCAAGCTGACCTGAATGAGACGTCGCTCGAAGCGGCTGTTATTCAGATTGCTCAGTGGACGGACGAGCGCGGTCTGCTGATTGCTGCCAAGCCCCGCAAGCTGGTTGTTCCGGTCAACCTGATGTTCGTTGCGACCCGCCTGCTCCAAACCGAGCTGCGTGTTGGTACCAACAACAACGACATCAACGCGATCAAAAACAACGGCTCCATCCCCGAAGGTTTCACGGTCAATCACTTCCTGACCGACACCAACGGCTGGTTCCTGACGACGGACGTACCGAACGGCCTGAAGCACTTCGTTCGTACCCCGCTGCAGAATTCCATGGATGGAGACTTTGATACGGGCAATGTACGTTATAAGTCTCGTGAGCGTTACAGCTTCGGCTGGTCGGACCCGCTGGGCATTTTCGGTTCCAGCGGCGCTTAATAATCAAGCACTTAGCTCGTAGAGAGGCCCGCTTCGGCGGGCCTTTTTATTGCTTGCGTTACTCAAAACCTTCGTATATATTACCTGTATCGTAACCACAACGAGGGAATCATGGACTATCCAACGACTCGCAAGGAAGCAAAAGAACAAGGCGCTACGCATTACTTCACTGGAGTGCCGTGTAAGCATGGGCACATCGCTCTACGTGTTACAAAAGGTGGCTGTGTGGAGTGTTTGAAGCTGGAATGGGCCGAATCCAACGAGCGCCGCAAAGAGTATTTCAAGACATCTGATGCTGCGAAAGCGGCGAAGCGGCGTTACTACGAACGAAATAAACAACTTGTGGCGGACCGTGCCAGTATGCGATCCCCCGAAGAACGCCGTAGACACCGCGCTACCTACAAAAAAGCCAACCCAGAGCTCTACCGCGTACTGGTAAATACCCGCCGTAGACGCAACCGGCAAGCTACACCAAGCTGGGTCACTGCCGAGGAAAGAGCGCGGATTAGAGCGTTATACGCGGAGGCTCAGAAGATTACGAAGGCGCTGGGTATCCCATACGAGGTGGACCACATTTACCCGCTGATCTCGGATCAAGTATGCGGCCTGCATGTACTATCGAACTTGCAGATTATCCCGAAGTCCGAAAACCTCAAAAAGTCCAACCAGCTCATTGACGCCCCCGTAACGACCTGATATAAAGCCTTCAGACCCCAGAATTTCACTCGTATCGACTGGCTGGGCAGACTTGTTAGAGACGGTACGAGGATGTGCTAACACACGAAAGGAATACCATGGCTATCACCACTTTCGACGGCCCGATCCGCTCGCTCGGCGGTATCTTCCAACAAGGCCCGTCCACGATCGTCAGCATCACTGCAAGCACGACTCTGAACCCGACGGCTCACGGCGGTCGAATCCTCACGGTTGGCGGCACTCTGGCTGCAAACCTGACCCTGACCCTGCCAACCATCAATACCTCGGCCAACACCGCGGCTTCCGGCCCGGGCAATGACCCGAACACCCTGAACAACGAAGGTGTCGTTTACACGATCTGGGTTCCGACCACGATCGCCACCAGCAGCCTGAAGATTGGCACGGACGGCACGGATAAGTTCATCGGCACGATCCTCGGCGTTGACACCGACTCCTCGAACGCTCTGGTTGCCTACACTGCTGGCGCTTCGGACGACTTCATCAACTTCAACGGCGGCACCACTGGTGGCGTTGCTGGCACTTGGGTGCAGATCGTCGCTATCGACGCACTGAAATACATGGTCAATGGCGTTGCCCTTGGCTCCAGCACTGTTGCGACCCCGTTTGCTACCAGCTGATCGTAACCCTGAATAGGAGGGTCGATTATGGGTATGCAAACTGATGTCAAATCGAAGTATCTTGCGGCTGATGGTGTGCTCTTTGCGGGGCGCACCCGGCTGCGGGGTCTTACGGTTGCGGTGTCTTCTGCGGGTGCGGCGTTGATCATTTACGACAATGCTTCCGCAGCTTCAGGAACCAAGGTGATCGAAGTCAGTACTGCTGTTGCCGGGGCGTTTAATGTTCTGATCCCGGGTGAGGGTATCCTTGCCGATAACGGGCTCTACCTCGACATCAATGGAGCTGCTGGAGTTACCGCCTACTACGGGTAAGCCATGCAAACAGAAGGCGCGTTTGACCTAGCTGGACGCAAGCTGTTTATCGCCATACCGGCGTATGATTTCAAGGTGTCAGTCAAGATGATTGGTGCCTTGATTCAGTTCTCCCGACAGGCTGCTGAACACGGGATCGGGTTTGAGATCGGCACCATCTCCGGATGCTCTGTCGTATCAAGAGCCCGTAACCTGTTGGTCAGCGATTTCCTCGCGTCATCTTGCGATTCTTTGCTGTTCATTGATGCTGATATGTCGATCAATCCTGACGACATTTTCCGGCTGCTGGCATGGAATCAGACGAAGGGCATCGTCGGTGGTGTGGGTTGCGCTCGCAAGTTCCCGGCCACGTATTACGCCAAGATGGATCAAGACGAAGAAGGTAATGTCGTGATGGATGCGATGGGCCTTGTCCGTGCTAAGAACGTCGGCACTGGCTTCATGATGATCAATCGTAAAGTGGTTGAAGAGCTGGTGCGGTGCCACCCGGAATGGGAGTACTACGACGCCACTGCCGATCGCAAACTGCACTCGCTGTTTGATTTCAAATCCACACCTGAAGGCTACATCGGGGAGGACTACCTCTTCTGTGAACGCGCCCGTTCGCACGGGTTCGAGGTTTGGATTGATCCGACTATCAAATTGGGTCACTTCGGTGTGCATGAATACCAAGGTGATTTTGGTAACGACATCCTCTATCCGATGATCAAAGCTGCCCAGATTCAGGAAGAAGAGGAACCTCTCAGGGTGGCATATGGCTAAGAGTCCAGCATGGCAAAGAACAGAAGGCAAGAATCCAAAAGGTGGTCTGAACGCGAAGGGGAGGGCTTCATACAACGCGGCCAATCCCGGAAAGCCCGGATTGAAGAGGCCGCAACCCGAAGGTGGCTCAAGGAGAGACAGCTTCTGCGCAAGAATGTCTGGGATGAAGAAGAAGCTGACTTCCAAGAAGACGGCGAATGATCCGAACTCTCGCATAAACAAAAGCCTGCGGGCGTGGAAATGCTGACATGACACAACACACGGAACAAGTCAAAACTGCTCTTGATGTCGCCTCAGTATTTACGGCGTTTGGGGCTTTTTTCCAGATGCTGCCTGCTATTGCAGCACTGTTTAGTATTGCTTGGACCGCAATGCGGATAGCCGAAATGGTTTCGGGTAGGCCGTTCAGTGAGCTGATTAAAAGGAAGAAAACGATATGAGTGACCAACCCAAAGGCCCAGCTCTTGACGATCTCCGTCGCCAACGCAAAGAACAGCTTGAAGATAAGGCTGCTGCGGCGGCTTACGACCGGGCCCGTACATACCCTGAAACCCCCAAGGCAGAAAAGAAAGCCAAAGGCGGTTCCGTAGGCTCCGCTTCCAAACGCGCAGACGGCTGCGCTCAACGTGGTAAAACGAAAGGACGGATGGTATGAAAAAGATGAAACGCTATGAAGATGGCGGCGACATCAACGATGATGACGTCGAACCAGAAGTCCTTCGCCGGTCTCACGCGTCTGGTGTGCGGGTGAACTATGATGGTAATGAGCCCCCCAAACGCTCCAAGCGTTCTGAGAAAAAATCAGATGATGGTTCATACGATCGTAAAGAAATGAGCCGCTCCTCCAGCTCATCGAGCAGGAGCGATGACGAGGATACTAGCGCCGTCAAAGGACGTACGCTAGTAAAGAAAGACCGCCGTAGCGCGGAAGAGAAATCCGCGGAAAATAAGTATATCCGTGAGAATATCACTGGCCCGTTGGTAACTTCAGTTGGTGCAGGACGTGTGGCGAAAGGCGCGATGGAGGTCGGCAAGGCCGCGAAGCGTATTCGTGATATTAGCCAAGCCTCGAAGGCCCAAGAGATGACCACTAAAGAGGCAGCTATGGCGGACAGAATTCGCTTCCGTCAGGACATGTTCGGAAGCGGCAAGGCCGCGCGCGAGTATGCTGAAGCGGGTGGTATGAAGAGAGGCGGTTCTGTTTCCGCCTCCCGCCGCGGCGATGGAATTGCCGCCCGCGGCAAAACCCGGGGCCGGATCATCTGATGTCTTCCAAATCTCCAGCCCAGCATCGCCTTATGGCAGCTGCCGCCCACAACCCGGCGTTTGCCAAGAAGGTCGGGATTCCCACGTCGGTAGGGAAGGAGTTTGTGCAAGCCGACAAAGCCAAGGGCTATAGTACGCAAGCCAAAATCAACCGGCCCAATACCGCTCATGGTAAGCTTGACATGCCGTTTCACTCCGTTCAATCCAAAGCTAAAGGTGGCGAGATGAAAGAATCGAAAGCGATGATGAAGAAGGAAGTGGCCTTCATGCAAAAGAAGGGCGCTCCGAAGTCCATGATCAAGCACGAGAAGGCCGAAGCCAAGGGCATGAAGTTTGCTCGCGGCGGTGGTATCGAGTCTCGCGGCAAGACCAAGGGCAAGATGATCAAGATGGCCAAGGGTGGCCGGGCCTGCTGATGCGGCCCTCTCGCGGCATGGGGGCGATCGCCCCCAGTAAAATGCCCAAAGCCCGGAAGATCGTCCGCAAGGACGGCACCGAGCCTACCAAGCTCTTCAGTAAGGGCGGGGCAAGCCGCGTCAACGAGGCTGGCAACTACACCAAGCCGGGTATGCGCGAGTCGCTGTTCAAGAGCATCAAGTCTCGGGCGGTGCAGGGTACCGGGGCTGGACAGTGGTCGGCCCGTAAGGCGCAGTTGCTGGCCAAGCAGTACAAGGCCAAAGGTGGCGGGTATAAGGGATGAAAGCTCCCCAGCAAAGCCTGAAGGATTGGACTGCCCAGAAGTGGCGTACCAAGTCCGGGAAGCCCTCCAGCAAGACAGGAGAGCGGTATCTGCCTGAAGCTGCCATCAAGTCGCTCAGTTCCGCTGAATATGCTGCCACCACCGCTGCGAAGCGCCGTGGCAAGCAGGCGGGCAAGCAGTTCGTGAAACAGCCGAAAGGCATCGCCAAGAAGACCGCGAGGTTCCGATAATGGCCTACAAGACGACCGACACGACCGACTTCAATCTCGACCTGAACAGCCTCGTGGAAGAGGCGTTTGAGCGTTGCGGGAAAGAGCTGCGTTCGGGCTATGACCTGCGCACGGCGCGGCGGTCGCTTAACCTGCTGACGATTGAGTGGGCGAACCGTGGGACCAACCTGTGGACTATCGAGCAGGGCACCCAGACGCTGACCTACAACGTGGCAGACTACGACATGCCGGTCGATACGATCGATCTGCTGGACCATGTGATCCGGACTGGCACCGGGGTGAACCAGCAGGACATCAACATCTCCCGGATCAGCATGCCGACCTACGCCATGATCCCGAACAAGAACGCCACGGGTCGCCCGATTCAGGTGTGGTTCCAGCGCAAGACCGGTGCCACGGACTCCAGCAACACCGTTCTACCCCCAGATTCACATCTGGCCGAAGCCTGACAACTCCCAGACCTACACGTTCGTCTACTGGCGGATGCGTCGTATGCAGGATGCCGGGAACGGTATCAACGGCCAAGACATCCCTTTCCGGTTCCTGCCGCCGATGGTGGCCGGTCTGGCCTACTACCTGTCGATGAAGATTCCCGACGTGGACCCGCAGCGCAGGATGGAGCTCAAGATGGACTACGAGCAGCAGTACCAGTTTGCCGCCGAGGAAGACCGGGAGACCGCGCCGCTTCGGTTCGTGCCCCGCCAGCAGTTTATTGGCGGGTAGGGGGCGTAAGTGCCCAGTCAGTTTTCATCCGGTAAATTCTCGATCGCGGAGTGCGATCGTTGTGGGTTCCGGTACAAATTGAAGCAGCTGAAGTCGCTGGTCATCAAGACCAAAAACGTCAATATTCTGGTCTGCCCGTCTTGCTGGGAGCCGGATCAGCCGCAGTTGTCGCTTGGCCTGTATCCTGTGAACGACCCGCAAGCGGTGCGTAACCCCCGCCCGGACGTAAGCTACCGGACCTCGGGAACCAGCGGGCTGCAGTTATCCCCTTCAGATGTGGGGACACCAGAGGGCGGTAGCCGTATAATTCAGTGGGGCTGGGCTCCCGTGGGTGGGGCTAGGGCCTCTGATTCCGGTCTGACGCCAAACTTTCTGGCTATGACCCTTTCGTTAGGCACGGTTACCGTGTCGGTTACTTAGGAGATGTAAATGGACGCGAAAAAAGCCGTACGGAAACACGAGCAGCGCATGCACCCGGGCAAGAAGCCGACCTTTAAAAAGGGTGGCCCGACCTCGATGGACATGAAGAAAGTTGGTCGCAATCTGGCCCGCGCTCGTAACCAAGGGAGCAAATAATGGAAAAGATCAAGCAGGTACCGGTTGTCGAGGTTGGTGCAGCCAAGAACCAAGAGTGCATCAACGACATGCGTATGTCGGTGGGCAACATCAGCTCCAAGGGCTACCCGGCTCCGAAAACTTCGGGCATTAAAGTCCGGGGCACCGGTGCAGCTACCAAAGGCACGATGGCTCGCGGCCCCATGGCTTGAGGTGATTGATGAACTACTCGACGCTTTTTACAACGATCAAGGGGTATCTGGAAAATGACTTCCCCAACACCACGTTCACCGGCTCTACCGGAGCAGCGGTGTCGCTTACTAGCGCCGAGCAAATCAATACCTTCATCACCCAAGCCGAACAGCGAATCTACAACACCGTCCTGTTCCCGGCGCTTCGGCGTAATGTTACCGGCTCTACTTCAGCCAACAACAAATACCTGAACTGCCCCAATGACTTCCTCGCCGTGTACTCGATGGCGGTGGTGAACGGCACCGGGGCATATAGCTACCTGCTGAATAAAGACGTGAGCTACATTCGTGAAGCCTACCCTACCCCCACGGACACAGGGTTGCCCGCGTACTACGCCATGTTTGGCCCGGTGTCTACGGATGAGACGGAGCTGACGTTTATCCTTGGGCCGACACCGGATAATTTGTATACGATC